CCAGTATCTACAAAATAGTATTCTTGTTTGTTTTCAATACACTCTTTTATTTTAGCAATATTATTACCTGCTAAACCCCAAAAGAAATGTATAGGTTTGTCTTCGTCTTTCCAACCTTTTTCTATCATTGGCCATATCTGGTTTGATAGGCATTTATCCCATTTTATTTTATGTGTTATAATCATTTTGGTGCATAAAGTAATTCTGACTTAACAGATAATACTTGTTCATAGTTAATACTTTCAAAGTAATCTGTAATATCTTTCATACTTATATTTTGTTTTACCATTACTTTCTCTTTTGCTTCAATATGTATAAAAGGTTTACACCTTTCAATAAGATTTTTGGCACCTATTAATGCCTCTATTTCATATCCTTCAGCGTCTATCTTAATGTAATCTATATCTTTTAAAGCAAAACTATCTAGTGTTCTAACAGTTACATCTAAATTACCTTTAGCACTTGCGTGTGTGTTACCTGTTTCTTCAGGATTATATAAGAACATCTTTTTACTTTCTTCTCTACCTAAAGCATAAGGATATAATGTATAGTTAGTGTTTGTAATATTCTTTACATAACATTCTCTTACTTGTGGTATAGGATCAAAAGCATATGTATGTTTAAATATTTTAGTAAAATCTTTTGACCAGAAACCTATATGAGAACCTATGTCAATGCAATTTTTTAATTCAGGTTTCTTCATCTGAATATACTTTAATATTGTTTCTCTATGAATAGTTTGATAACCGCCATCTTTAATATAGTTTTCAAAATGTGTATCTGAATCTGGTAGATACCAACCCTTTACAAATTTCATACTTTTAACCACCTATCATTATTTAATGTCCATTGTACTACTTCGTTTATTCTTTCTTCAATAGATACTTTAGGTTCCCAACCCAAATCTTTCATTAAGTTACCATTTAAAGCATAACGTAAATCGTGTCCTGGTCTGCTAGTATGAAAGTCTACCATTTTATATTTAAGTTCTTTATTCTGTGCCCTAGCAATCTTTTGTGCTAGTTCTAAATTATCCCATTCAACAGGTCCTACTAAATTAAACTTAGGACACTTTGCCCCACCATAGTCTTGTTCTAATTTATCTATCTTGTTTTGATTTTGCAATAAGAACAAGCAACCATCTGCAACATCTTTAGCGTGTATGTAGTGTCTGCTACCTGGTACTTTCTTATCTCTATCACTATGTATTGTAACCATATTACCATCTGCAACATTCTTAATTGTCATAGGTATAAATTTTTCAGGATGCTGTCTTTCACCAAATACATTCATTGTATGGGTAATATAAACTGGCATATCATATGTGTTTTGAAATGCAACTGCAAGTTCTTCACCGCCTGCTTTTGTAGCACTATATGGATTTGTAGAATTGTATCTATCTCTTTCTTTGTAATTAACACCTTTAGGTGCTGGACCAAACACTTCATCTGTTGAGAAGTAAATAAATCTTTCTAAATTTTCTTGTTTTCTAGCAAAGTTTAATATGTTGCAAGTTGCAACTACATTATCTAAAACAAAACACATAGGATCCTCTATTGATCTATCTACGTGTGATGACGCAGCCATATGTACTATGTAATCAAACTTGCCTAAATCTGCTACTAGCATTTCGTTTAATTCTGCTCGTAAATCGTGGTAAACTATTCTTAATCTTTTTTGTGTTTCTTTATCAAACTCATTCATCATATCTGCAATTCTATTTAAATTGCCAGAGTAATCTAATCTGTCTAATGAAACTATTTCCCAATCAGTATTTTGTAATAGGTGTCTGATTGTGTGATGTGCTATGAAACCTGCACCACCTGTTAATAATATTCTTTTCATTTTAAAATCCTATTCTACCCACTTTGTTTTCTAAATCAATCCATTGTTTACCTATAACTTCAGGCGAGTGATTTTCATTTATATATTTTTGTCCTTCAATAATTCTTAAATTAGTTTCTTCTTTAGGTCTATTTATCAACGCCCTAAATGCCTGTGCATTGTCATCATAATTAAATGATCTAGCAAATCCTATAAAGTCTGCAAATTTTCTAAAGGGTAAATAACTATCTACACCTTCGGTTGTAATTACAGGTTTGCCTGATTGTATTGCGTCTATTATTCTGTTAGGACTTTTAACTTTAATGTCAATTAAATTATCCATACTATTAACAACAATAGGTAAATAAACTATATCACATTCTTTCATCAATTGATATTGTTTATCAAAATCATATTCGTGTATAGTCAATTTACCACTAGCAATCTCATCTCTATACATCTCATTAAATTTTTTAGTTCTATCTAGCATACAATGTATTTTAAATTCTCTTATATCTGTATCAAATATCTTTTGTATTAATTGATTCCAATATACTTTTGAAAAATGTTTACTACTACCAAAACTGAATATATTAATATATCTTCTACTTTTTAATCTGACTTTAGGTTCAACTCTTGTTGCTTCTACTGGATCAGAAATAATTATAGCATTTCTACCTGTATGTTTCATTATCAAATTTTTTAATGCCTGACTTGTTGTAATTATATTATCTACGTTTTGACAAATTTCATTATGTGGTTTTACAATTTTTTCAACCCAACCTTTTGCTAAATACTTTTTCCACTTGTTATCGCATATATCATAAACACATTTTATACCTTGTGATTTTAGATAAGATACATCTTTGGGTGTTGATTTCTTTGCCAATACAACTATGTTATCTTTAGTTGCTTGTTTTACATTACTGATTATACCATCTTCAGGTCGCATACCCTTTAAAGGTATTGTTGCTCTAAATCTATACGAGGCTCGTGTCTGTTGTGTGCCATCATAATTAGGTATAAGAAATTTAATTGACATTGAATCTAAAATTATTATATGTTTGATCGTGTTGTAATTGTTCTATTTGTTTTACTGCATATCCATTTCTAAATTCTTCTCTATTAAACTGACACGCTGATAGATATAAACTATGTTCTCTTATCTTATCATCATCTGCAAAATAAGGTTTCTCTATATTCTTAATTTGTTTTTCTGATAAGAAACTAGCAGCGTTAGGACCTAGTGTTATTGCTGGGTATCCTTCTTGTATTGCCTCAAAGGCAGCAATACTATTAAATGCTACTAGACAATGTACTTTATCAGTTTTTAATTGATTAATTAAATTTTGACCACTTTTAGTTCTTTCATCTCTATTAGGTTTCTGTCTAACTATAATTCTTTTATCAGTATATTTTCTAATCTCTTTTGTTAACCAATCTATATACTCATCTTGTCTAAAATTTACGTGTCCATTTATAGTTAAACATCTTAATACTTTTGCTGATGGTGGTATGATTAATATACTTTCACCTTTTACTGGTCTTTTAGGTTTATAACTATCATAATCAATACTCATAAGTTTTTGAAATCTTTGTTTCAATATTTTTACATCTGTTAAGAAATCTAATTGTTTATAGTTTAAATGATCTAGTGTTTGAAAATTGTTTTTAGTAAATCTGTGCCAGTTCTTTTGAGGATAACAACCCATATATCCTGTATCAATATAATAGAAATCTATATTGTTATCTAAACATTGTTTGATTGTTTCTATACGAGTGATACCTCTAAAGACACGAGGTGTTTTAACTGATACATCTATTGTATCACTTTTAAAATATTGATGTTTAGGATTAGACTTGTGAATTAAATCTAAAAACTTATCAACTTTTTTTCTAACTCTATCAACGCAAATAACCATATCATATTAAATTTTTAACTTTACCAAAATAGTAACCTGTATTTAAATCTTTTAAATTATAGTGTGTAGCAGCATAATTAGCAAACCATTTATCTCTCTTATCTTTTACATTAGGATTTTCTATATCTTTTATATCACCACTATTCATATCATAAAAGAAACAATTTTTAGATTTTATATACAATGGTTTACCTTCACATATAGCAGGAGTTGCCGAAGAAGATGACCAAGTACATACAGCATAAGAATTTTGTATAGTAGGTATAATGTCTGGATAATTATCATTTGCTTTTGATTGAATAGATATGTTTTGTTTGCCACTAATATAATTAGATAATACTTGAAAGTCTGTTTGTTGTGTGCCTGATAATGCTCTATGAAATCTAACAATAATAGGTCTTTGTGAGTATTGTCTTATTTCTTCTATTGTTTCTATAGCATATTCAGTTGCATTTTTCTTTTCTGCTGAATATCCTTCTGTTCCTCTATTACAAGTAATTAATATATACTCGCCTTTACCATTATAAGGTTGTACATCAATGTTCTTATGTTTCTTTATTTCTTCCCAACGACCCATAGCACCTTGCATAAATTCTTTTTCAAAATATTTGGCACCTTGATTAGCGTATATACTTGAATACGGTTGTCTTGTCCATCTTAAATTCTGTAAAGTCATTCTTTGTATGGTACTTTTGTTCAGTTCAAAACCATCATATGATATTAGTACATCTGAATCTAAAAAGAATATCTTACCTGTAGGTTCGTATTTGTCTATGATCTGTCTTCTATGTGATTGATCGCTTTGTTTAATATCGCCTTTTACTTGATATGCAAAACACCAGGCGTATTCAGCGTCGGTTAATTGTTTGTTATTTACATAAGTTGATTGCCATTCGGGTGCGTGATGTTGTAGACCTTGATAAAATGCTTTAGGCCATAACTCTTTATAAGAACCTGTAGCACAGGTATTAGCATAGACGGCAATAGTCTTCATTAATATTTCTTTTTCTTCGTAGGTTTTTTAGTTGTAAAATCTAAAGTAAATCTACCCTCATATGGTTTAAATAATTCATTCCACCATTCTTCAGGTTGTACTGTTGCGTGAGCATTCATACCATTAGGTAAAGTCTTACCTGCTTCTTTAACAGCGGCAGTAGCAAATACATACTTGCCTGAATAATCAAATATCTCTTTTATTATTCTAGGTAAATCTGCCTCTGGTATATGTTCTAATACATCTATACAAATTACTAAATCAAACTTACGACCTGCCTCTGGTTTCTTTTCAAATTGAGGTACTGCTGGGTCATACTTGTAACTATTCCAACCATCTGGATGATGTTGTGCCTTACCACAGCCATAGTCTAGTATTGTATCTATATTATGTTTCTCTATTATTTCTTTTATTTGTGGCATATATCTTTTTATCATATGCCCTTTCCAAACTTTTGGGTCTTGGTGCATTAACTTTGCTTGTGCCAAGTATATTTCGTATAAATTATCCATATTCTCCTACATATCTATTTTTGTTGTTTCTTTAAATGTGTCATACCATTCATCGGAATAATCACAATTTTTATAATTTTTAAAGTATGGTCCACCTTCGGTATAGTGTACTAATTTAGCAGTAGGATTTTTTGTATATTCTCCTACTAACCAATTCCATTCTTCGTCTATTTTACCTATTAAATCTTCATTCTCTAACCATTTGAATTGATGAAGTTCTAATCCTGTAGCACTATTTACATAATCAGGTGTTAGTGCTGTGCATTTTGCATTATTAAATAACATCATACTTGACCAATTCTTTTTAGGGTACGGTGTTTGAGGTTGATTTAAAAATTTAACTGTGCTATTAGGTGTATAGTCGTGTTGTACACATTGAACAGCATACTTTGTTGTTCTTTGTCGCCATAATAAACTTATGTCTGCTCTTGCTAACATATCACAATCCATAAAGATTGCGTGTCCTGAATAATTGCAAAGATAAGGTACAAGAAATCTACTAAATGCAAATTCTGTTGATTGTATAGGTAATCTTTCTCTTACAAATACATCTTTAATATTTTGTAATCTAATTGGTGTGATAGAAATAGGTTGTGTTGAGTGTTTAAGTAAACTATGACTCAATACACTAAAAGCTACTTTTTCATTATCATCATATCCTATAAAAACTCTAATCATTATTTACCAGCCATCTTATTAGGTGGTTGATATTCCCAACGAGGTGGATTGTTTCCGCTTGGTGGGTGATCGTGGTATGAACCTGGTTTATATGTACTCAAATCTGGCATAGGCGTATTACCTTGTGCTTTGCCTTCTTTTACTTCTTGTCTAGTCCAAGATGGTTTACCACTTTTGTCTAAACTACCTACGTTTAAAGGATAACCTGGTTGACATTTTTCTACTTTGCCACCTTTTTCTAAAAACTTTTTCATCATCTTATCAGAATCTTCTTTAGTCATTTTAGGTTTTATGTTTAATTCGTAATCGTATGCCATTGTACTATATATCTGTTCTTACAATATGTTTTCTCAATGCTCTTGTAAGTCTTTCTATGTTATCTATAATATCAATAATACTCTTATCAGTAATATAGTGTTGTTTCTCTTTTAATCTATCATATTCTTTTAGTGATATTGAAACCATAGGACTTAAATCTCTTGTACCTTCATTCTCATAAGTTCTATCGTGTTCGTGTGTAGTTGAATTATATACTTCTTCACTTGTGCTATATGTAGCGCCATTTTCATCTGTATATGTATCGTTGGTATCTAAATACATTTTAGTCATAATAATCTCCGTTCACTTGTTTATCTCGTTCATCAACACCAGCATCTTTTTTTCTTTTACCTTTTAGATGTGCCGTGTATGGTGCAATTTTTGATTCTGGCCACACGTGACCGTCTTTTCTTCTACCTGTCAAATCCATTTGAGGTTGACCATTCAAAGTTCTTTTTCTTACTTCATTCCAAACATATGAATCGTGCCATTGTTTTTCATTGAAAAGTAAATCTTGTTCATATGAATTTCTTAATTCTTTTACAAATCTTTGTGTATGTTTACTAGTTAAATTGTAACCTACAAATCCACATTCAGGATAAAAAGGTGGGGCAGGTCTGTCTAGGTAACATATAGTTTTATCTTCAGGTAATATATCTCTTAATATTATTTCTTCAGTAAGTTGTTTCTTAAACATTACATCTGCGTCAATCCAAAATACATAATCATAATTGCCTTCTAGCATTAAATGTGTCTTTGCAAATACTTTATAACTAAATCTAATTGCGTCTTTAATAAAATCTAAACCATATACAATCTGACTATTATCAGTACCTTTTATTGTACTAAATTGATTTCTGTTTTCGTTTCTTTTTATGAAGTCTTTTAATGTAGGATTAGTGTCGTGTATATCTCTATGGAATATATTTCTCTCGGGATCAATTTCAGGTATCCAACCTTCGTGGTAAATATAACAATCAAACGGCCAATTATATGTATTGTAAAATCTATGTGCGTAATATGTGTATAGTTTTCTATTAAGACTAGTTACTATTGCTATTTTCATTACCAACCTTTTGTATAAAATAACTATCTGCAATATCTGATATAGGGTTACCTACTTTATCAGTATCAAATAGTTTCTTCAAATCAATTTTTGTTTCTTTATTAAATGCCTCGTACATCATATCCTTATCGGCATTACCTTTTCCTGTAGCACCTTTTTTAACAACACTAGGTACTACTGTATCGTATGATATTTTTTGTTCTTGTAATCTATATTTAAGTATACCACAATTTTCTGCTATTTGAAATATTGCTTGTCCTTTTGATCCAAAAGAATAACCTTCAATAAAAACTTTTAAACCATTAGTCATTAGGTTTAATCTATAAAATTTATTGATTGCCCATTTAGATATATTAGAAAATCTTTCAATGGGTGTATTGTATTCTTGGTGTTCTTCGCCGATAATATTATCAGCAATTTTACCTAGGTGTTTCTTTTTCTTTGTCAAATAATAAAACATAATCTTTTCTCCGTCATTGACACAGACACAAGGACTGGTCAAACTATAATCAATTCCAACTATCGTGGTCTGCTTCATCTGGTATCACACTTTCATTTTCTTCATCATCTTCAACCTCATATCCACAAAATGGACAAGTAAACGGTGTCATATCTGTTTTTTCATCATCCCAGGTTACACTATATTTAGTTTGACAGTTAGTACAGTTTTTTTCTGATTTAATCATAATAGTTTGTTTTTATAAATTCTTCGTAACTTAATTGTTTTGACGCTACTTCGTTCCAAGTATGTTTTTGTTCTTCCAATCTTTCTATATATGGTTTTAATATTTCCAATATTTCTTCTTTTGTTTTATGTGTACGATAAACAGAATTAGGTAAATCATCTGGTGCCCAATTACAACCTGCTGCTATAAAGTGTAATCCACTATTACCTTTCCGTTCAACAGGATCAACAGGAAATTCATAATACTTTGCTCTTTGCAATGCTGCCTGTAAATATCCAAGAAACATTTTAGGTTTCATATTTCTTAAACTATCTTCCCATACTTTATTATTATTTGCTTTCCAATATGGTGTATCGTTTCTTGTTGACATTGCATAATGTAACCCAACAAATTCTTCAAATCCGTGATAGATTGCCTTACAAGCAAAGGTATGATTATCTCTATCCCATTGTGTAATTTCACCTCTTCTTAAATTTCTTACAAGTTCTATTAAAAACTCGTGTACTGAAAATAAACCATTACTTTCTAATGGTTCAATAAAACCAGCTGATAACCCTATTGCAACTACATTCTTTTCAAATAATCTTTCGTGTATTCCACACCTCATATCAATGTATCTGTATTCTAAAGATTCAACATCACCACCCCAAGTTTTCGTCAAGTGTGTTTTAAATTCTTTTAAAGCAGTTTCTTTATCAACAAATTTATCACAATGAACATAACCAGTTCCCATTCTACTCCATAGTGGTATATTCCAAGACCAACCATTTTCTAACGCTGTGCAATTAGTAAAAGGTCTTAATTGTTTTTCTCTATTGTTGTAAGGTATTCTTGTTGCCCACGCCTTGTTATTAGGTAAGTTTTGAATAGGTTGAAAAGGTACTTTCAAAGCACCACCTAATAGCATTGATTTCCAACCTGTACAATCAATGTATAAATCTGCCTTATGTTTTTTGTTTAATGATACAATACCATCTTCATCTTGTTCAATAGTTTCTATATCTTCTAATATATGTTTAACACCTTTAGGTTTACAATAATGATCTTTCAACCATAATCCAAATTTAGTAGCGTCAAAATGATATGCAGAATCTTTAGCAGTTTCAAAACCAAAAAATTCTTTTGCACCTTTATTTTGATTAACTAATGCCATAACAGGAGCAAAACTATCTCCATAATCTGAAACTGGTGTTTCTGGTGCATATGCTTTTTTCATCCACCAATCATTATAACCTGTTAAAGTTCCTTTAGTTACAACTTCACCAAAAGGATAATGAAAAGGTGCCTGATTAGGTTCACCCTCATCTACTCCGTTAAAATCTGTAAAACCAATACTATATTTAATAATGCCGTCTGTATGTTTTAAAAATTCTTTATCATCAATTCCTAAAAACTTTGTCCATTGTTTAACTTTACCTATTGTACTTTCGCCAACGCCTACTGTTGCAAAGTTAGGTGATTCTAGTAAAGTTATATCTCTATCAGGAAATGCTCTAATTAAAGTTGCAGCTGTCATCCAACCTGCACTTCCACCACCTACTATTAAAATCTTATCACTTTTCATATAATATCCTTATAATTTAAATTTTTTAAATTGATCTTTAGTTACGTCTTGTTTAATACCACCAATAACATAACTTTCAATTTCTGTTTCTTGTGGTGCATTTTGAGTACCTTTACTATTCAACCAGTGATCTGTCCAAGGTAATGGATTTGTTTTAGTTTCATAGGCAGGTGTCAATTGTATTGCTCTCATTCTTCTATTTGCTGTATATTCTACAAATTTATGTAATAGTTTTTCTGATAGACCTATCATAGAACCTTTAGAGAACAAGTAAGTTGCCCAACGCTTCTCTTGGTCTACTGCGTCATCATACATTTTATAAACTTCTTTTTCAGTTTCTTTTATAATCTTTGTAAAGTCTTTATCGTTTTCAAAATCTTTCCAATTATTAATTATTCTTTGCGACATTGCAAGGTGTTGACTTTCATCTCTTGCAATAAATGATATGATCTTAGCAGAACCTTCTAGTTTTTTTAGTTCACCAAATCCAAACGAACAAGCAAATGATACATAGAATCTTAAACCCTCTAATATGTTTACTGATACCATAGCAAGATATAATCTTTTCTTTAGTTCATATAGATCAACTTTCTTATCTATTGTCCATTTATATCCCATTTCAATTAAATCATCATAGGTTTTAGTTACTGAAGCCGCTCTTTTCTCTATCTTGTCATCTTGTATAATTGTATCAAATACTTCATTAGGTTGTGAGTATAAGTTTTTAATTATATATGTATAACTTCTACTATGAATTGTTTCCATAAAGTCCCAAGTAATAATAGCACTTTCTAATTCTGGTAAAGATACAAATGGTAAAAATGCAAGACAAGGTCCTCTACCTTGTACACTATCTAACATAGTTTGATACTTTAAGTTAGATGTAAATATAAATTTTTGTTCTTCTCTTAATTCTAGGTAATCGTTTCTATCTTTTTGTAAAGACACTTCTTCGGGTCTCCAGAAATATCCTAGTTGTTGTTGAGTTAGTTTATCAAAGACAGGATACTTCATAGTATCATATCTTTGTACTGCTAGATCGGGTCCAAAAAACATTGATTGTTTTGTTGCGTCTAAATTTTTATCTTTGTTAAATACTGATTTCATTAAATTGCACACGAATCACAGTTTTCTGGATCGTCCTCTTTTTGTTCTGGTTGTTTTGTTTCATCTATCCAACCAATGCCGTGTACTGGTTCGTCAATGTCTTTTTTGGCGTCATATGTATTTTGATAATAAGAAGTCTTCCAACCTAATCTATATGTTGTCAATAAGTCTTGTGCCATTACTGATACAGGTACTTGATTGTCTTCATAGTCTTCAGGATTGTAAGACCAATTACCAGATATTGCCTGGTCAAAATACTTTTGCATTACTGCAACGATATTTATATATCCTTCATTCCCTTTCATATCCCACAACAAACTATAATTATTTTTTAATCTTTTATAATCAGGCACTATTTGTTTTAAAGGACCTTTCTTACTTTTCTTAACACTTAAATAATCTCTAGGTGGTTCTATGCCGTTTGTTGCATTAGATACCACACTAGAGGATTCTGATGGCATTTGGGCCGTGAGTGTGCTATGTCGTAGCCCATATGTTTTGATTTCTTTTCTTAACCACTCCCAATCATAGGTAAGATTTCTGGTTACAACCTCGTCTACCTCTTTCTTGTAAGTGTCAATAGGAAGAATACCATCGGAATATTTTGTTCTATCAAAGTATTCACACTTGCCTTTTTCTTGTGCAAGTTCTTTACTTGACTTCAATAGATAATACTGGAATGCTTCTGTTAATTTATCAACTTGTCTCCACGCAAGTTTCTGATCATATCTATATCCTTTTTTAGCAAGATAATGAGCAAGACCAATATAACCTATACCTAAACTTCTTCTTGCTTTTGTAGATATTTCAGCAGCGTTTATAGGGTAGTGTTGATGATCTATGATTTCATCTAACGCCCTAACCGCTAAATCACACAATGGTTCTAATTCATCTCTTTTGTCAATAAGTCCTACATTTATAGCAGATAAGATACATAATGCAATCTCACCCTCACCATCTATGTGTTGTAGAGGATCAGTAGGTAAAGTAATTTCTTGGCATAGATTTGACATTCTAATTAAATCTTTAAATGATGAGTGAGAATTGCAATGGTCAATATTCATAATATAGATACGACCTGTTTCTGCTCTTTCTTTTAGAATATTACCAAAAAGTGTTTGTGCTGATATTTTCTTTTTAGATACTGATAATTTTCTTTCTGCCTTTTGATATAGTTCATCAAACTTATCTGTACCCCACGACTCATATAATTCAGGTACTTCGTGTGGTGAAAACAAAGTTATATCTTCTTCATTAATAAATCTTTCATAAAATAGTTTTGAGATTTGAATTGAGTAATCTAATTTTCTAACTCTATTGTCTTCGGTACCTTTGTTGTTTTTAAGAACAATAATATCTTCTATCTCTTGGTGCCAAATAGGGAAGTGAACAGTAGCCGAACCTCCTCTAACTCCGTTTTGAGTACAGCACTTAACCGTTGACTCAAACTTTTTAAGAAATGGTATAACTCCAGTATGTTGTACTTCTCCGCCTCGTATTCTGCTGTTGATTCCTCTAATTCTACCTGCGTTGATACCGATTCCAGCTCTTTGTGCCACATAACGTCCAATGGCCATATCACTACTGAAAATAGAAGGTAAAGTATCGTCAACGTCAACAAGTACACAACTAGCATACTGCCTGATAGGAGTACGAACACCAGCCATAACAGGCGTTGGAATATTAATTTTAAATTGTGAAATAGCATCATAATATTTTTTAACATAACTCATCCTTTTGTTCTTTGGGTATTTTGCAAATAGTGTAGCAGAAATCATCATATACATAAATTGCGGTGTTTCAAAAACTTCACCACTTGATCTATCTTGTACAAGATATTTGTCAATGACTTGTCTTAATCCTGCGTAAGTAAAATCATAATCTCTATTGTGATTAATCCAACCCTCCATTCTATCAAAATCTTTCCTATCATACATTTCCATTATAGAAGAATCATAAACACCTTTGTCTATGCCTTTTTTTATTTGATCATATATGTGTGGGTGATCCCAAAGTTTATCTATAACTTGTTTTCTTAAACTATAAAGTAATAATCTAGCGGCAACATATTGATAGTTAGGATTTTCTAAAGAGATTAAATCAGCAGCAGACTTAATTAAAATTTGTTGTATTTCATCTGTTGACATTCCATCATAAAATTGTAGACCACTTTGCATTTCAACTTGTGATGATGATACACCTGATATATCTTCTACAGCATACTCTACCATATCGTGTATCTTTTCAATATTTAAAGGTTCTTTACCTCGTTGTCCTCGTTTCACTACATTTATAATTTCTTGTACCATATTAAACCTTTTTCCAGTGAGTTAATTTTGTTAATGCTGCTAATTTATTGTATGTGTTCTTACTTATAATATCTTCAACTTCAGACGGACTTGTGCCATTCATAATCATATCGTTTACATCTTTAAGTTGTATGTCGTCTGGCCATATAACAATATTATAATTCTTTTCAATTACTTTATACATTCTATTAACGATCTCTTTGTTGCGAGGTTCGTTATCAAATATGTATAAAACTTTTTCGTTTGGTATTTTATTTTTTAAAAATAAATCTGCACCAGCGGCAGCAAGACTATTATCAATAAATAAACTATCAATCGGGCCTTCAACGATTTTAACCTGTTTGGTAAAGTTGATTCGTTCAAGCCCAAAAATTTTTTGTTTGTTTTCATCTAGTTTTATTGTTAGATACTTTGGTTGTTCATTACCGAAAGCTCTACCTTGAAAAGCAAACAATTTTCCTGTCGTATCAAAAAACGGTATGATAAGTCTAGGATGATCTTTAATAACTTTGTAAGTTTTAGGTTTTACTTTGTTAACTAAAGTCATAAACTTATTACATAGATATAGAATATCAAAATACTTTTCAGGTATCTTTCGTTTTGTACAGTATAATCTAGCTGGATGATCTTCAGGCAAATCAGAAATAGATTTTAGATCATCTAGTATTGTCTGATCTTTAAACTTCGTTGGTTTAAAATCAAACTTTGGTGTCGGTGTCGCAGGCGCCGAGCCTTTGTATCTCTCTAAAACATATTCTGAATATAATTTAGGGTCTACAAATTTTAAAAAGTTGGCAAAGTTTTGCCCTTGTCCACAATTATGGCATTTAAAGAACATATCGTTTTTTACACGATAAAGGTATGCTCTTGCCTTTGTTTTGGACTTTTGTGAGTCTCCACAATGAGGACATCTGAAGTTGAATAAGTAATCAGTTTTCTTCTTAAACTGACTTAATCTACTTGAAACATCATTAATAAATTTTAGATCAATATAACTTGACATAGCAGTATTCACTATACTACATTTGCACTAAAAAGTCAAGCGTAATATGGACCGACTTTTTCAGTCAAAAATTAGTCGGCGAATCTTCCTGCAGGTAAAAAGTGTGGTTTTGATCCTAGTTTAGAGACCTGTACCATTCATCATTTTTATTATAGGCATTAGATTTTTAGATAAAACCCAACCAACTGCGAGAAAAGCACCTAAGATAATCCATCTATACTTTTCTAGGACTCCTACACGGCTGTTTATATCATTACGCAAAGACCTAATCTCATTTAGTAATCTTTTTTCTACTTGATCCATTTCTCTTTGTAGGTCTCTAAAAACC